TCTGCAGCCACCGTGACTAAAACGTCTTGGTGCGTTATGGCCGTCTCAAACATCACACACCCTAGACTATCGGCCTAAGCGAATTTGCAGAGAGCCGTCCGATAGTCTTTCTCTATGAACAACTCTGTATCCAATTCTTTCTGACTCAGCCAGGGTAATTCTGGTTGCGTATTCGTGACGGAACTTATCAAACTCCGCCATTTTACCCCAGGCTCCCTCGTAGTTATCGAAGGTTGCTTTGCCGTTTTCGGACACAGCCACTGGGTATTTCCAGTTAGGCAGCTTAACGGCGTAGGCGCATGGCGTAGCCCCTTCATACAAGTCCACGGACTTTGTATTTAGGAACTCTGCGCCAATCTCAGCGCACACTGCCTTGACCTGCTCAACATCAAGGAACGCTGTTTCGACACTTGTCTTGTGAGACATGTTAGAATCTCCCTTTGAATTAAACGTCTAAAGTCAACATGAACTGACCGTACATGGCCTCGTGGGCCTCCATTGAAGTCAAGTCTTCTCGCACTGCTGCAAAATGACGTGACAGCTCCTTACCCGACTCTTCACTGGTATTGACGTCTCTGACGTTAACACCGTTGATGATAGAGCCGGCTGATCTAAGCCTGGCTTTTAGGTCTTCAGGCACCATGAAGCTAAATCCCATAAGCTTATCAAAAGCTTGTTTGAGATTATCCATAGTGCTTGCTCGGATGTTGCCACCTCTAGCCAGGATGCCCTCTATATTTGCCAGAGAAGTTGCAAACTCCTCAGAAGGGCCTTGAATCATAGACTTTACAGCTAAAGCCACGGCAGCCGAAGTGGCCTCCTTTGCTTCGCTGACCCAGGTGTCTGCAGCCTCTTCCGCTATCAGAGTGCCGACATCCTGAGAAGCTCTTTCTATCATATCTAGAAGCTGAGGCCTAACTCGAAGTAGAGCGGCTTTGTCTTCTTGCGGCATAAGTTCGCCAGACAACAGCCTAGACATTCCGGCGCTCAACCTGTTGTTAAAATCGACAGGAAGACCCGCCCCCAGCGGAAAGAGCATAGTAGAAATAGTATGCTTCTGTACAAACTCCTCTCCGCTTATCAACCACTTACTCATTACTGAATACTCAAAAGGAAAGTCCTCTTGAATTTTCAATATATGCTCCTCCCAGGCACTTCGCAGGCTGAGAGCCAGGTCGACGTACTCCTGCCTCACTACCTTCAAGGTGTCAAAAACCATCTGCGCCGGGCTGCGACCGTTCGATGTCGCTGCCAGCGGCACGAGATACGCTCCGCCAACAAAAGGCGTACCGTATTGACACGGCACCTGCCTGGCTCGGTTAGCCAGTTTGCTGAGCGGGTTCTGGATGGCTGGCGGAATTATTTTGAAACTGGCGCCAGCCAAAAACGAGTCCGTCACCTCTCGATCGCCCAGAGATACCCTAGCGTTGGGTATCTTCCTTTCGGAGCCAACAGCCCCGATAGACAGTTTTACGGCTACGCAATTTCTTGCAATACTCCGTAGTAATACGTCTGAGTTGGTTCGTTCCAACGCAGACAAGTCCATTTCCGGCATTACAACCGTGGGCGTCGTTGCCGTCTCTACTGCATTTTCCATAATATCTTCGGACATGTCCTTCTCCTCGACAAAAAAGGCCTGCGCCAAAATGACGCAGGCCCTGAAACCCCAACAACCTATCAGATGTTGGGGTCGCGGAAACTGAGGTCTACCGCTCTAGACTGGTGCTGGACCACAGCGGTCTTCCTACCAGATACGTTACGGGCGCGATTACGCCCAAAGGCCCGGATCTGCTCGATGTTCTCCGGATCTACCTTGGTGATAGGAATCAGCTCTTTCAGCGACACAACCAGGCCCGCCGCGTCGAACACGCCACGGGACGATTTATCCGCAGAGTAAGCCGCAAACCTTGAAGCCACAACAGCTTGCTCTATCTCGGCGCCTACAAAGCCCTCGCTGCTGTCGATAATTTTACACCAATCCTGAGTGGAGAACAGGGATGGCGTAATTCCACGACGGCGCATGTGGATTTCGAAAATCTGGCGACGCTCGCTTTCATCCGGCGTATCGACGAAGAAGATTTCGTCGAAGCGGCCGCGCCGCATAAGTTCAGGAGGCATGCCTGCAATTCTGTTCATGGTAAGAACCACGAATGTCTTGGATTTCTTCTCAGACAGCCAAGTCAGAATTTGCCCGAAGATGCGGCGGGTCACACCTGAGTCTCCCGTAGACTCGCTGGCACCGCCAAGCACCTTGTCGGCCTCGTCGATCAAAAGCACGCAGCCATTAAGGGCATCGGCGATTTTGATCGTTTCCCGCGTCCTCCTCTCGGATTCACCTACCAGCGAGTTGAAGACTGCACCGATGTCAAATCGGATTAGAGGCAGCTGCAGCTCTCTGGCAATTACTTGAGCACACTGAGATTTGCCAGTGCCGGGTACGCCTACTATAACCAAGCCCTTTGGCATATCTAATCCGAGGTCTTCAGCCTCAGGTGAGTACGCCACCCCGCGCTGGTTTACCCACGTCTTCAACTCAGCAAAGCCGCCCAAATCTTCTATAGCCATAATATTGGACTTGGGGGTGTAGGTTAGAACTTCTGACTTCTTCAACAATAAACCTTTCTCCTCCTCGATGGTGTCGCAGATCTCACTGCAAAGCATGCCGTGCTTTACAATAGCCTCAGACATTACGTTCTCAGCGTCAGGGCAAGTAAGCCCTGACAAGGAATTGACGATCTGCCATTTCAAGTCATCGTCACACTCTTGCTTTGACATGGGCAGACTGCCACGCACTTTGGTGAATATGAACTCCAACTTGTTACGGTCAGGTAAGGCCATCTCTACCACCTTGATATACGGCAGTATATCTGAGGTCATCGTGGTATTGGTAGTGATCAAAAACACAGGACGCTTCCGCATGCTGTTGATCAAACCGTTTCGCGAGATGCCCAGTTTTAAACTGGACATTAGCGCCGCGATGTCGTGCAGCGCGTGATGCATGTCATGAAAAACAATGACTGCATTGTCGTGCCGCAGAATCTGTGTCTTTCCTACGTTGGCGCCGTCCGCCTTTGGCATCAGGACCGCGTCTAGAGCTATTACAGGATTGACGCACGGAGCCGTTGCGTCAGTCTCGGAAAACCCGGCAGCTGGGTTCCACTGCACAAGCGCCCAGCCCCTGGCTCTGGCCAGATTAGCCAGCATGATAAGTGCTTCGGTAGTCTGACCCCCTACTACCAGCTGGATACACTGAACATTTGCTCGTATGTAAGAGTCAATCTTTTCAGAAACTTCTTGCGGATTAGTTAACACGTTAAACGGCCTTCTCGGACCATGGGTCCGGTTTTTGATCTTGTTAAATTAACTTTATTTCGGCAGCGAGGCTGCCAGCTTTTTAGCGATCTCTGTGGAGTCGCCATTAGTCAAAGGCAGGCCTTGGAGTTGCTGCACCAGGGCGCGCAGTCTAGCCTTGACCATGTTGTTAATGTCGTCCGTCTTAGACTTCTCTGTATCAAAAATAGCGTTGAACATTTCTGGATCGTCAGAGAAGTCGTACCGTACTTTATCTACCAGCCCTTTAGAGTCGTCTCTTAGCCCAACCCGTAGTATGTCAGGTGGAGTAAGAATCCCCTCAGACTTTATAGCCTCAGAAATGTAACCTACTATCTGTTCTGTAAAAGGGCTTTCGTCGTCATCGTCTGGAGGACTAAGCATAAGAGCCTCTGTCATACCCCAAGCACATTCCCCAGCATCTGCTGGATCAAATACTGTGGGATCGTAGCTGTCGCCTGATAATATATTACATAAATTTATAAAATCAGGTAACGCGTTAAAAAACGCGTCAGTGGACACTACGGCAATTGCAGCCATTAAACGATCAAAGACTGCTCGGGTTAGTTTTACCGAGAAGTCACTTTCGATTTCGGATTGTATAGTCAGAGGATCCCATCTAAAGGCCTCTGTACCATACTGGTCTATAAAAAGAATAAGAAGCGTCGTGGCAAAACTACCCTGGTCTTGCCAGACACTCTTACGCTTTTGAAATCTATTATTGACGTTATGGTGCGTCTCAGACATTTACAGGGCGGCCTCCTGGATAGGGTAAGCTGACCGGCAGAACCTCACTGTAGCCTTGGCGAACTTTTCACCAACCAGGGTTTCTCCGCTTGCGTCTACCCACTCTGTCCAACCGTGGCCTGTAAACCCTGGTACTGACAAACCCAGCTTTTTAGCATGGTCCAGAGCCATGGTTCTGGCGTCTAGAGACTTCACGTCCTCTACGTCTTTGCCCTCAATTACAACAGTGGCCTTGGGGCCGGTACGCTCAGAGCTAGATTCAACAACTCGCATGGAATCTCCTTATCTGCGCCATAAGCGCTATGTGCTATAATACATAGTAGCATTTAACGGCTTATTCGCAATAGCTAAGAAAAATGACACGCGCACCCACAACTCGGAAAGAGTGTGGGTACGAGGTCACCCTCACTTTTATTTTGTCAGAGACTTTCTCCAGACCCTCCTGGTCTTTCCGTCTACCATCGTTAAAGGTCTTGGCGAAATGCCAAGACCTTTTAAGTACTTTTCGGTAGCTGTTAAAATTAGTTTTATACTTATCTTATCATCTGCTTTCATTGCGTCCCTGCCCCGATGACTAAAAATAGGTCAAAACCCGCCCTAACTTTTTAAGTGCTAGGGCGGCATCCCAAACGATAAATGGGATACATTTGATTATGACGTGTTTTTGTCTGTATTTAAGCTACGGGGCCGCAGCTATTATTCAACCTTATCGCTGGCTTCCTCAGCTTCTATTAGCCTTTCAATAAGCCATCTAGCTTTCTTGAGGTCTACCTTCCCAGCTTTCTTTGGCCATCGCCACATATACTTCAAAACATTGCCCCACAGAAACCCTCTGTATTCATCTTTCGTGAGGGCGTTCTGTATGGCCTCTATACATGTAACTCCTTTGTAGCCGTCATAATGTTCAGGATTTTCTTCAGGTCTCATTTTTATCTAACCAATCTTATTGCAGGCAGGTCGGCGTCCTCTCCTACTGCCTTAGTCCACCAGTCAAGGGACACCACCATATAATCTTTAGTGAGACTAGGGTCAGGAGACAAGCCCACAATCGTAGTGTTAAGAGCTGGCTGCAGATCCAGCCCTTCAACAGCTTTGAATCCTTTCAGTCTTAGCAGGTCGACAAGAGCACATTTTCTTATGTAAACCAAATTGTCTATGACTCTGACAGCTTTAAGAGTCCCTATAGTAAATAGCCTCTTCTCTACTCCAAACTGGCAACATACTTTAAAGGCTCTTATAGTAGCCTCCGTGTCCTCTGACTCCATATACGTAAAGCACTTAGCGCAATTGTCTATAGCGCAGGTGTTCACGCACCCCAAAGATACAGCCCACTCCTTGGCCAGCTCTATAATTCTGGTAACCAAGTCGTTAGGATGCTCCAGGGCCAGACCGTACGTAGACAGTATCCAGGACATGAACGCAGGTAGAATCTTTCTAGCTCTTTCCTGAAGCTCCTCTACCTTAGAGCCTAGCTCTAAGTTTATAACAGTAGCCTTCTTTATAAGTCTGGCCAGGTTAGCCTCGATGGTGTCTACCTCTACTATGCAAGGTGGCTTGATCTCTGAGTAAATTAGCGAACTTAACTCTTTAACAAAGTAAGCACGTTTTCTCTTTGTAAAGATAACTGGCCATGCGCCACCAGTGTCTTCATTCTCTTTTTTAGCTGCCACCGTAACGCCTAACCAGCTACACATATTTTCAAGGTTCTTATCAGACTCTACGGTGCATAAATACATTTCAGACTTGCCAGAAATAGCAGGGCTAAGTATGGCACTTAGCAGTGATGACAGCACGACCCAGAATCCTCTGTTAGTTTCTGTGTCCTCCATAAAATCGAATAGCTCGCTTGAGTTAACCTCTTCGTGCTTAAGGTTAAAAGTATGAAACGAGTTGTTTTTCTTAAAGGTGTTATCGTAATCAATTACCACGCCATTCTTGTCCATACAGAAATGGGCAAATCTAAACATTTCTCCGTTTGAGTCCCATCCAGCTTTGGAATACTCACTGATCCATCGTGGGGAGCTAAAGGCTATGGCTATGTCTTTAAACTGTGCTTTGTACTTTCTGTTTACTGTGAATCCAGTTATGCCCCTTATAAACATGGCATTTTCTATAAATTTAACAGCGTTAGATTGAAAGCTTTTACTGTCACCTGTAAAAGGTGTTCTATCCATGCCCTTGCCACGTACGTGTCCAAACACCTTAGAGTCTTTGCCATTTGTGGCTATGAGTTCTATCCTCACCCTTATAGACGTTACTTGCGTACCATCTTTCTTGGCGAACCAGCCATTTTCATTCTCAAAGTATTCTTCACCATGGACTAATACAGTTTTGCCACCTATGCCTGGCAGAGACCTCATAGCGCTATGGATGTTGGGGTATCTGTCGTCACGTATCTGGCCTATTTCTGATGGAGTCAAATCCATTAACCCTACAGAGGCCTCAGCTTCTATACGATTAACGCCTACCAGCCAATCGTCCAAAACGTCTAAGCAGCTTCTTCTGGATGTGTTTACTTTGTCCATCCACACCTTAGGTGAAAACTTGTTAAGCGTAGCTACGTTATCCAAAGAGTTTTTGTCATCTACACATAGGTCTATGTTCGGTTCTTTAAAGGATCTAAATATTTCTCCCGACAGCATGGGATTCCAGACTGTAAATGTTCTAGGGGCTAAATGTTTTATGTGGTTAATGCAAGTTATGTCAGACGCCACTACCAGAGGTAATAGTGTAGAGGAGTCTTTGGCGTGCTTGGCCTGTAATGTTAAGCCTGCTGCCAGGTTATCCACTACAACAATGTTGTTAGGGTCGGTGTCTAATACCTGATCCATAAAAGCCAGGGCTGAGACTCTTGAGGACAATCTTCGGTGTGACAGATACCTATGCGCGTACCTGACAGAGCTACCGTCGTATCCTATAAATCGGAACTCTCTTATTCGACCAGGTAGATCAAAGTAAGGCACTACCAGAACTTCTGACCAATTGCCTATGAATATCCTGTACTCTCCTGTGCCCTTGTATACGTGGTTTATTCTGTCCTCAATTAGCCTTGGCATGGCTATAGCCGTCTCAGCTTCCAGTTTGGTGGCTGTGCCTATCAGTCTGCCCATGCCGTTTCGCCATGTAGCAATATTTGTTGGTATGGATAGGCCTAAACCACGCATGGCGGCTCTAATCTCTGTCGATTCATACAACATTGTGCTTTGCTTAGCTTTTTCCCAAAACGCGTTATGCTTTTTTCTGATACCAAGCCATTTTACTTTATAGGCTTTTAAGTTCTCGTCAAAATTGTGGTGTCGTGGTATAATTTGCTTAGACATAAGATTTCTGGCTACCGTAGACTCGTCTACTTCCCAGATGCTTGCAGCCAAGTTTAGAAGGTCGCCTGACTCCTTGCATTCCTTGCAATGTAGCCATTGCGTTTTGTGAAATGCGTCTGGATATATGGTCATTGTTTTTGTAGACTTACAGAATGGACAATTTATTGAAGCTGGAAGAGAAGTCGATGAGACCCCTAGTTCCAGTTCCTTAGCAAAAAGCTGCCAGTTGATACGCTCAAGTAGACTAGAGGACACTAGCATGTTTAAAGCTCGCCTAGATCAGCAGGGTGACACCAACGGACAGACTTTACACCGTCTGTTGAAACTGTATGGCGCTCCTGAATTTGTTAAAGCAGCCTCTTCTGATGCTATCAACTACAGTGCAGAAGACAGAAATCCCAGCGCATTTGCCGACGCTGCCACTATGTCTTTTCCTTGCCATACAGCACCAGCTACTTACGTCTCTATGATGTATTTCTTAGAGAATAAGGAAGGCCTAGGTAAGAAAGCTTCTCACATTAAGGCTCGTATTGTCAAGGCCGCTGGTCATTTCGGCATCAAACATCTTATTAATGAGCTTGCAGAAAAAGAAGCTTCAGCTAGTAAAGATAATCTGGAATCTCTTTCAGACGATTCTTTTGCCTATGTTTATTTGTACGATAATGGCACCAAGGAAAGGCATATGCCTCTAAGGAATGCCTATGAAGTTAAAGAAGCTTGCGCTTATCTCAAAGAGTATCGTGACGAGTTTGTGTACACCGATAGAGTCAAGATGGCTCAGAAGATTCTTAAAAGTGGTCTTATAGGCGAGATAGCCAGCGATGACGTGACCTACCTGTATAAGCAAGCAGGCGCAGCCGTAGGTAGTGCCAAGAACGCTGCGTCAATGTTGTTCAAACGCGCTGTTGCTTTGCGACGTCTTGGTAAAGATCTGGATGTTCAGCAAGTTCTGGCTCGCGCGTCTGAGGCGTGCCTTACCAATATCAACTTTACTCACTCCATGCATGGTATGCAGAAAATCGCCACGCTTATTGACAAGGTGGACAGAGAGTACAAGCTTCAGAAGATGACTATGCTTGGCAAGCCTGAAGACTTGTTTTCGTTTACTGTTAAGCAAGCTAGCGACTTCTCAAACGACAATGTCCAGCTGACCACTGGCAGTATCTACAAGAAGTCGGATCTGTCAGCTCTGCCTGCTGAAGGGCTCAGGGACATTCTTGGATCTGAGTTTGTGGATAGAGTTTCCACTGGTGGTTTGATGCTAGACACTGAGAAGCTGGCTGAAGAACTGCGCACTCTTCCCAGAAGCGACGCCAAGCTTTTTGAGAGACTGGCTGACAGCGTTAAGGTAGCCCCATTTGGCAAGCAGGCGTCAGCTTCTAAGCTATCGCTTTACGAGCTGGCGGCCAAACACAGAGCCTAATTACTTCTTTGACTTGTCTTCTTTCTTCTTGCCGCCTACGGGCTGGCAAGAGCCTGGAGTCATGGCCTTAGTGCCAGGAACTCTTTCATAGCCTTTCCAACACTTGGCTGTCTTTAATAGCGAAGCCAGCTTGATAGCCGCACTTCCGCACTTCCATTTACGCAGAGACTTGTTGATACGACTATCCGGATCATTAGCCGTCTCAGCAGAAGTGAGCTTAGACTTCATACCCTTCATACGCGCGCAGAAGCTGTCCTTACGAGGACCACCTTCGGGCTGCGGTCTTTTAATGTCGTGGCCTTGGGCTTTTAGGCTAGCACGTCCTTTGTCGTTCAAGCCACCTGACTCACTCTTGCCCTCCGAAGTCTGCCAAGCTGGTGAGGCCTTCTTCTCAGATTCGTTGGTTACTTTCTTCCAGTTCTTGGCATCAGGGTAGTCTTTGTCGCCAGGCTTGGCAGGAGCAGCGCCTCTTTCCTTCTTGGCGTGGATGTTGGCCCACAGCCCAGGCTTAGCCGCTGCCGACTTATGTTTGCACCCACATCCGCAGTTGGGAGGGCACATACACGGAGATTTACCGCAACAGCTGCATTTTTTAACTTCTTCTGATTTTTTCTGCGTCAGAGCCATAAGCCTTATAGTTGCATTATTCATAACCTTTCTCCATTTTTATGTTTTGCAAAAATCAGCATAGCCTACATAGTTAACTGAACCAGTTTTCCTGCGTTGTTTTTAAACAGAATTCTTATCTTGTCTGCTCCCAATTCTTTCTTTATCTTTGCCAGGCTATCACCTCTAAGGTTAGCTATGACACTTTTAACGTGGCTGTAGTTAACCGATTTAGCTCTGCCTTGTCTGGAGCACGGAGCGCAGCCAGGACTACCAGCTGTTTTAATTGACGCAGCTGTCCTAAGAGCAGGAATGTCTGACAATATCTTTGGGTTAGACAGCAGAGACGTAATAATAGCATCTTCTATAGTTACCATTCGTTCTGCCATTATTAGGCCCCGTAGTTATACCGATGAAGACGAGCTACTAGGGAATTCAGCTGGAGGAGGGTTTCCTAGTTTAAGATCCTGACCTGGCAAAGTATTTTCCATAATATTTAAAGTATATACCAAATTGCCTACTTCCTCTACCATACTATTCCATGCTTCTTCTGCCATAGACTGAGATCTAAACACCAAATCAACATAGTCCAGTCTGCAAAACTCAGGGAAAACGCCAACTATAGGCTCAGACTCTGGGTACTCTTCCAGATCTACTGGAGAGCATATACCGTCAAAAGCCAATCTATACGTACCCTCTCTGGCGTTAAGCGCTTCTCTGGTGTATCGGAATATAAAATTAGGCATCTCGTTGCCACCATAGGCTACGACTTTGAATCTGAACCCTTGAATACGGTTGCTATTGTAGAGGGACTGATCTAATTTATGCAACCATATCCCTCTACCGTACTCAGGATTGCCTATCGAAGAGCTACTAGACGGCATTACAGGTAACCTCGTTATATGTTGAAGATTGGTTGGCTGATTCCACGTCTAGCCGTACTGGACCAGCACACTGTCTTTTTGTCGCCATTCCAGTTCTTAAGCGTATACCCATTTTGCCACATTTGTTCGCCTATGCAAATATCACCACCGTTATGCGTTAGTCTGATGTCTGGTACGTTGGCTGCACGAACTGCCTCGGTCTTCATTGCCCAGAAGCTACCAGTAACAAAGAATATTTTGCTTCCATTAACTGCAGGCTTTGACGTTCTGTCTCTAAATTCTTTTCCTTTATACCAACTTGCTGCTTTTACCCACTCTGAGTGCTTAGGCTGCATAGCGAAATGATAAATAGGGCCTAGCATACCAAAACTGGCGTCAGACATAGCAGAAGAGTTAATAGCAGAGCACATTTTATCGAACCACAGAGGATCAACGTCACACATGGTGTCGTCGTCAAACCACACCACCCATTTTGTGGTGATAGGGTTTTCAGCGTCGTGAAGCATCTCTCTCATGCAAGGGTATTTGTATCTGTTCTTTTCAGACTTGTAAATTTTAGAAATAATGCCTTCTTTTTGCATATTTTCGCATATGTCGTAAGTTTCGGTTGAAATATTGTTGCAATACACCCGTAGATCCACGTTTTGTCTGTTTGTTGTGTTTCTTATTCCGTTAAGACACCGTCTGTGCATCTCTACGAAATTTCCATACAGCAAAACACAAAAAGTAACTTTTCCACCTATGCTCGCTGCGTCCACAGGCCTGGGAGACGATATGTTGCCAGTATTATTCTCAAATGAGTTAGGCAAGTTTTCTTTAGTTGTTATGGCCACTGCCAGATTTTCTTTTAAAATTTTGGGGGATTCTGCGATTTTAAGGTCTATTGGTTTATTTTCTTGTAAAACTTTGGCAGCAGCCTGCAGTCTTTTTCCTTCCACAGGCATTTCTAGAATTTTAGAACTAAGAGGCGCTGGCTCGCCCTCTTGAATTACAAAAAGGCTGTATTTAGCTTCGTTGTTGACGAATATTAAAGGTTTTGTGACGTCTGGCAGCACCATACCCTCCAGTAATGGCAAAGTGCCATCAAGATAGTAACTTAAAACCGATCCTATTACTTTTTCTACTGTTATCATATCCATACACAGCGGTACCATCTGCCCACCTTCGGCCTGTGTAGGGTAGTTGCAAAAACTTTTGTCACCTTCTGATTTTTGTACTTTATTCTTCCAGCAGCCTTTACTGGAGCAGCAGTCCAGGTTACCTATAGTGTGAAGGTACCTGTGACTTACTGGGAGCAGGTTATTGACTGGAGCCAGCCCTGGGTTATCCCTGTTGTATGCTTCCCACCACCATTCCTCTCTTCCTGCTCCTGTAACCACGCAAGGCTTGCCTAAAGCTGCTGCTATGTGCATAGCCGATGTTATCGTGCATATGACGCCATCAGAGTTGTTTATGACACGAATCATCTGCCTGAGGCTTGTCATTCCTACCAGATCGACTACATTCTTTAACTTTGGATGATGGTGGGCTGGCCTAGACCCTTTTCCACCAACCTGTACGACGTGAATTCCAAACTCTCTAAGGACGTCCACCACTCTTTGGTATCTCTCGTATACCCAATGTTTAGTGGTAAAGTCGTTCTTTCCCCCAGCTACCACTACCCAGTATCTTCCAGACACTATCGGGGCCTGCTCTTCTTCCGATATGTGCAAATCAGGGTGAGGATACAGCAAAGGCACGTCTATACCGGTCTGAGACTTAAGATCCTTGTGAAACGACGATATGAAATGAATTTTCTCAATTCCTGCCTTTCGTATGTAGCTACCGTAGGTCAGGTTTACTATCTTAGCGCCGCTCTTGTCAGGCATAGGCCTTACGTAAGGGTTGTTGTACCACAAGTCTTTAAAGGTAGTATCTACAGATATGTGAAAGCGTCCTGGGTACGTAATAGCAAGATCCCGCACAACCGCAGTCATTACCGTAACATCACCAGGAGCTCTCTGGTGCCTAAGAATTATTTTTTCCATTATTACTTTCTTAGGTTGGCGCCTCGTACTTATCGCAGTCTACGCATACGGGAATATCCTTGTAGTTGCCGGCTCTTCGGCATTTACCAAAAATACTACATTTATGTATGACGTTACCGTTGCAGCCACAGCCAGCTGGTTTCTCAACGGCGGGCCCTAAGTTAATGCAGGGTATTCTTAGTCTGTTTATTCGAGCGTTTGGCGTGTTCCTTACAGCCGGCACGTCTAAAGTAGTAATTGAGGCAAGTACTCTGTCCGGATAATTTTGCGTTATATAATCTATTACTTGTTGCTTATAGGGAACAAATTCTGCACTAACTTTTATAAAAGCTATTGGTAAGTTGCCAACAGGCGTAAGTTTTCCGTCTCTTACACAGAGCTTGACGCCGTGCTCTTCACATTTTTTAAGAATATCTTCTGGAAGCATGCGTCACCTGCAATTCGTTTCGTAAGTGTCGCCGTTAGTAGGATACGGCAAGATCTCAGAGGGTAAAGGCGGAACCGTGCAAACACAAGTATATCCTAGTGTACTATAACAACTACCGGAAGTCAGAACCCAGCTATCCAGAAGCGCTACGTACGTGTAACTGCATGTGCCGTCGCAGGTAAAAACCTCGCTCGTACATGACTCTGAACTGCCATTTTCGGTGTAGCACAGGGTTGGAAGTATGTTAGGGTTGGGAAACTGCAAGGCGTACATATACACGGTCATTACTGAGAACTCAGCCTTTAATATCGTTGGGCTATTTTCTCTTACTGTTACTAAAGAGGAGGCTATTTCCCAGGCCAAAGTAGTCGGGTCTTGTATAACCACGCACATTGAGCCCGACCCTACGTCTTTGACAATTATTTTGTATTTTGCGCCAGAAGTGAAATCGCCTGGTATAGAATATCTGTATCCACCTACTTGTCCTACCTGAACCTTTTGAAGTACCGTTCCACTTTCTCCTGGGCAGCCAACATCGAAGTATTGACGCATAAAATGATCTAAGGGTACGGCACTCTCTCCTTCCTTTATGCCGTACAGACATGAGCATTCAGGCCTTAGAGCGCTAGCCAGGTATCCGCAGTTGTCTCTGTCGTACCCTATTTGTGTAAAATTTGGATCAAACTCTGGAGGGTTTGTTTTGCTGTAGGCCATAGTTCTAAAGCATGTGAACATGCTATAGCCGTCAAAAAATGAGCATGTAGGAATTGACCGGTCGCCGGACGGGCCGCAACCTTCAAACCACGGCTCAGTACCTGCGTATACTTTTATGTACCTTAAATCTGCTTTACACACTTGGTTATTAGGCGATACGGCTATATAGTCGCTTGCGTAGGCTCGTCCACAAGCCGGCCCTGCACAGTCATCAGGCTGACGACCCAAGGTAGTAGACGCACTAAACCACGGTATCCAGTAACCTGCTTTAAGCACATTGAACTGAAGGTTTATCTCTACAGTAGTGGTGTCTATTTGTTCAAACTTTGCCAGTATTTCCATTACTATGGTGGCGTCTGCTCCATCTCCCACAGCTGATCTTTCGGCTCTACCCTGCCATGTGTTTGCAGGGTACTCCAGTCCTTCGGCAGTTGGCACGCATGACAGGCGTATAAGGGTAGGCTCGAAACCCCAGAACCAGCTAGGAGTAGGGTATTTGTAGTTTCCGTAGTAAGTTTCTGCGCCTGTTTTTAGTACACAAGGATCGGAGTAGAAAGATACGCTTATGCCGCCTGAAACCATGGGCCAGCCAGCCCGGCATAGCGAGCACTCTAAGAATGTGCCTATTACCTCGTAAGATTGTTCTTTACACAGGTCGTAGGCTACTACTTCAGAACTCTGAGGCATTACGGCACCATATATGCGTTAAAAGCTCCCATACCCATAACTTTTTCAACGTGCCACGGGTCGTCCAGCAGGTTTAAAGTTAGCCGTATCCCCCAGCTTTGAGAAATTTCTCCGCAGGCAAAGTATATGTATGACGGCTTACATATGCCAGAGCCGTTCCAGCCCCACGGGTAGCCTGTAAGATTGTTTGGCCTCCAAAAACGCTTGGAGCCTATTCTGGGAGATTTTAAAATTTTACCTGGCAGCGGTTTAGCTACCATGTATATATGCACGTCAAGAGAGTGCTCATCCTTCCATCGCTTTACAGG